AAAACACTTCTTTAGTATCTATATTTATAAATAACTTTGCTTCTTTATTTTCTACATATTTTTGAGTTGGTAATCTATCAATTAAAGTACCTTTTTTCAAATCTTCTTCTGACAATAAACTTGAATCATAATGTATCATACAAACATATTTTATATTTTGTTCTTCTGTGTCCATTAAATTTCCTAAAAAAATCATAATTCCTCTCCTTTTTCATCTGAATAAACCTTTTTTGATAATATATTTCTGTAAATGCCACCACCAATAAAAAAATTATATTGTTTATTATAATTATATTTTTTGTTGGGGCTACATTATAAAATGTGTTACAATAGTTGATTGTTTTAAAAGTATTTAAATCCTTTTTTTGAAAAGAGCTACTAGAGTTTGGATATATAACATATATATATCCATTATATATATCAAAATTTGTACAACGGCTTGAATCAGCATAAATAATAGGGTTTAAATTTACATCATACTTGACTAATCCGCTTATTTTACCATTAGATATTTCAATTTTTCCACTCATATCAGATACAAAAACAAAATCATTTAAAAACTTAATATTTTTTTCATATAAATATCCTCCAATTCTAAAATCCTTAGCAATAGTAAAATCAAAATTTATTTTAGTTAGGTAACAATCTGTATAACCACTTGAATTAGCGTGTTCTGTTGTAGCATAAATAGCATTCTTATTGCAAACAAACTTACCTCTTTCAAAATCGTAAATACTATTGATTGACATATCTTTAGTTAACATTTTATACATATCCGATATTCTTATTTTGTGAAGTATTGAAGAAGTCTCATCTCCATATATTCCATAAATAAATTCCCCATAAGTACATAGCTTATAATAAGAACCTTCTATTGATTGCACTTCAATTCCTGTTGTCTTATTTATTTTATATAATTTAGTATTATCAGATATAAACAAATAATCTTGAGTAATGCAAATACATGAGAAATTATCATTAGACAAAGTAATATCAAAAGTTACAGATTCATCAATTGCATTAATTTTAATTAAATGTGTACCTTTAATTACATAAAAGAAAGGTTCTTCATATTCTAATGCTTTTAAATCTCCACTATATTTTTCAATATATTTTATAGCACCATTCATAACTAAATATGATGAACTATTTGAAAGTATTGTTTCTCTTAAATCTAATCTTCCTTCTTTGTTGTTTACTTTATTCTTTATTTCCTCCCAAGTGTTATTTGTAGTAACCTCTGCACCCTTGGAGTTCAATGCTGTTACTACATTATTTTTAGCATTAACTCCATTTTGAAAAACCTCTTTTAATGCTCCTTCTACATTATCACTTGTAAAATTATTCTCTGTATCTTCTATGGTTACTTTCTTTGCTTCTAGTACAAGATTTCTAACTTTATTAACTAACTCTTTAAAAGTCATTTAATCACCTCTTTCAATAAAAAAAAGAACCCTCTATATTGTAGGTTCTTTTCCTTCTACTACTCCACTATGCTCTATTATATAATCCTCTACAGCTTTTCTGTAATTTGTGTTAGTCACGTCATCTAACTCAAAAGGTCTGTTTTTTAAAGGATTCAATCCTCCATTTAAAACCCTCTCTGCTAATATTCTTACTACAACATTATTTATATTCATTATAAAATACCTCCTCCAATTTCTTGATTTACTGATAATAATAATTGATTTTCTAACTCTTGTATTCTTTTTTCTTCTTCTGTTAGATATACTGGTATCTCTTCTAAGATTGGTTGTTTAGTTTCTATATTTATGCCTGTAATTCTATTTCTTGTGTAGTCTATACTTCCATATGGAATATCAATACAGTGTAATTCGGTTATTATATCATGTTCTAATATGTCTCCTGTTGCTTCTCCAGTTTGGAGTAATATTTTACCAGTTTGGTCGCAAATTATTCTATTTGCTCTATTCATTTTATCACCTCATTTATTTAAATTTTATCGCATGCCATTTATATGCTCTAAGATTATTTAGAGTATTTAGAGCAGGTACTCGAACTCCAGTATTATCCATCGAAACATTTCTTTTGCCAAGGGTATATAAAGCTCCTCGTAATTTAAAAGATTCATCACCATATTCCTTGTTAAAAGCAATATTAACTACAAACCCAGTATTATTAGAAATGGAAAAAGTATTTTTAATTGCAAAAACAAAATACTTATAAAAAGCATTCGAATGTGGTTCATATTCACATTCAGCAAAAAATATATCAGGAATAAATCCAATTCCATTTAAATCAATCCAATAAGGGCTCTCTTCTGTAACAGTATGAGAAGTATTAGGGTCATATATACATGCAATTAAGGAAGAATTTTCTCTAGCACTAGCAGTCCCACTGGCATATTTATACTTAGAATTTAACTGTGATATAGTATTATTAGCTTGTGTTAACTGATTCATCAAATCCTGCACACTAGCGTCTGAACTATCAAAACTTATTTTTATTTTCTCTGATAACTCGATTAATGTATTATTTAAACTTGCCTCTATATTCTTTAATGCTAAAGTATTTATAATACTTGTTTTACCAGTTTTAAATCCTGCATTAACTTCTGTCAGTTTTGTAGATATATCTTGCAAATTCACATTTTCGGGTAGTGGCATTATATTCTTACTTATACTTAACACTTTTTCTGCTGTAGCATTATTACTGTCTGTAACGACTATCTTAAGTGTGTGTAGTGCATTATCTTCTAGTGTATAGTTAATTGTTTTCTCTGTTGTTAAATCTGTTGTTATAGTTTCTTTTAGTACATCATCTATAAATACTTCTATCTTAGTTAATAGTGCAGGGTCTGTGTGGTCAGCTTTGAATGTTGCTTGTGTGGAATCATAAGAAGATATTGTTAAAATTGGTAATGCTTGCAGTAATGTTATCTTAGCATAACCATTTACTTTAGCAGTATTACCCCCAGTAATACTACCAACATTTTCTAACCAATATTCAGATGTAGGTATATATCCAACAGGTTTATAGCTATCTTTAGTTAATACATAGCCACTTCCACCTCCACCACTTGAAGTATTTCTAGCACCTGCACCACCAAACCATCCACCTCCACCTGAATTATAAGGGTATTTACCTCGTTCTAAACCAAGAATAGAACCTCCACCACAACCAAAAACACCATCCCATTCATCACAATAACCTCTACCTCCATCATATTGTGTACCACCAGGTACAATAAGCATCGAACTGTTATCATCATTAGTACTATTTCCGCCTTTAAAACCACCACCTTTGCCAGCAGGAGTTTTACTAAATGCGCCTCCACCACCACCAGCAACAATTATCCTAGACAAAAGACCTTGTTCATTATTCCAATCTCCATTGACAAGTCTTATATCAGTTGCTCCACCTCCTCCATTATTAACACCAAGTCCTCCTCCATTAAATGTAAATTTTTCATATTTATTACTAGAACCAGTAGCACCTGTATATACATATAATGTAGTTTCTTTTTTTAATGTAAGTTCCCCATAAGAGTATCCTCCACTAGATTGAGAATCTCCACCCCAAACCTTTCCATGAGCTCCCCAACACTCTAATTTATATTTACCTGCTTTTAGAGTAATTGGTTGTGCTTCTGCCTTAAAATCAAAATTCCATTCAGTCTGCATTTTCTCACTCTCCTCTCTAACAATAAGTTATCAACTCATTTACACTTGTTGCAATGTTAGATAACCCACCACTCAATTTTTCTTCTATATTAACCAATCTATCTTCAATTTTCTTAGACGAATAAGTAGTCATTTCACTCACCCTGTTATCATCTACAGTTGCATTAATAAAATGAGTTTCTGCATTTCCATTTATCACATAAACGTTTAATTCTGACCTTGTTTCACTTCTAATTTCTATAGAATTATCATCTATAATTTTAAAGTTTGTAACTACATTTTCTTTTGTAGTAGCATCTATAATATTTACAACTATTCTCTGTGTTAACAAACTATGTGTTACAGTTGCTTTGAATCCATTTTCTGCATCCTCAACCCAATCGTCAATTGTTATTGTTTGAGTAGATGCCACATTTGAACCACCTGCAATTAATTGGTCAATTTTAATATTTTGTTTCTCATTTTCTGTGTCAATTCTAGTGTTTAACTCTGTTTTAGC